GAGTACAATACACAAACATCTAATAGAACCACTCCAACACATGTGTCTCGAACACCTAGTAGGGAATTTATAGTATACCCCAATCCTGACTCAGCTTATGAACTAGTGTATGAGTATTATAGAAGCGCGTATGATTTAGAGAACGCTACAGATGTACCAAACTTACCAGAGCAATATCGTTATGTTATTATAGATGGTGCTATGTATTATGTGTACCAGTTCCGTGGTGATACACAAGCAGCACAATTATCGTTAGGTAAATTTCAACAAGGTATTAAGCACCTTCGTAGCTTACATATTAACCGCACAGACTATTTAAGAGATTCAAGAGTTAGATTCTAATGGCTACACAATGGAATACATTTCCTATTGAGTTTAGAGGTGGTCTAATCTCTAATCTCTCTGCTCTACAGCAGGGTTCTAATGCTGTTGGTTCTGCTACTATTTTGCAAAACTTTGAGTCAAACAAAGAGGGTGGATACTCTAAGATTAGAGGCTTTGAAAAGTTTAGTACTTCTACCGTACCGGGAAGTGGTCCTATAGTAGCTTTAAAAGTTATTTCTTCTGGACGATATGTTGTAGCGCGTAAGAACGCATCAAATAATACTGTCTATTTTTATGGTACTGGTAGTACTTGGCAGACAATGGCTAATAATACTAGTAGCCTTACCAATGGTGGTAAAGTTCGTCATGTTGAATTTAACTTTGATGGTGATGATAAAGTTATATTTGTAGACGGTGTTAACTACCCCGCTGTCTACAATACATCTGGTAACACTATTAGCTTTATGTCTGCAACAAACAGCCCTGACATATCAGGTGCGCTGCATGTAACCATATTTAAAAACACAGCTTTCTATGCTGTAGGTAGTGACCTTATTTTTACGGCACCTAACACTGTTGATGATTTTAGTGTAGCTAATGGCGCTGGGACAATTAATGTAGGGTATGATATTACAGGTATGGCTGTTTTCCGTGAGCAGCTAATTGTTTTTACTAATAGCTCAATTAAAAAGATTACAGGTAGTACTGCTGCAGATTTCTTAATGGCACCAATCACCGATAGTATTGGTTGTATCAATGGAGATACAATTCAGGAAGTTGGTGGCGATGTTATGTACCTAGCCCCTGATGGTATTAGGCTACTAAGTGCTACAGATCGTATTGGTGACTTTGCTCTTGATGTAGCTTCTGATACTATTTTTAAAGACGCATCTACCTTTTTAAATAGTGCTTCTAATTTTAGTTCCGCTGTTATAAGGGAAAAAGCACAATACAGGATATTTGCATATATTACATCTGAACAACATGAGGCTGCTCGTGGGCTAATTGCTACAAAGTTTATTACACAGGGTGCTTCAGGTATTCAGTGGTCTACTACTAAAGGTATTAAAGCTTATGTATCAGATAGTAGATACTTTAGTAATCAGGAAGTTATAGCGTTTGCAAACGAAGATGGTTACGTATATACGATGAATACAGGTAATAGCTTTGACGGTGATCCAATCGAAGCTATATATGAATCACCTTATATGCCAATAAGTGATCCGCAACTAAGAAAAAGCTTTTATAAGATGACGCTGTATACAGAACCCACAGGTAATATGCAGCTTGATCTTAACCTTAAATTTGATTTTGATTCTCCTAATAACCGTGCTACAATACAACCTGATACCATTACTATAGGAAGCACAAACTCAGGTATATTTGAATATGGCGCTGCTGATGCTGTATTTGGTACGGCTACTTATGGTGGTGAAATAGATAAAGTATATAATAAAAATGTTATAGGTTCAGGTAAGACAGTAGCAATTCGTATTGAAGACATCTCAACAAACCCAACATACACTTTAGATACGGCTATACTAGAGTTTACACAAGAAGACAGGCAGTAAAATGGCAGGATATCAAAGACAGGATACCAATAACAATATTGCAAATGGTAATGTTATTGACGCTGATGATTTTGACAATGAGTTTAATGCTCTTGAAGATGCGTTTAATGCATCTACAGGACACAACCACGATGGTAGTGCAGGCGGCGGTGCTACTATTAGTAGTATTGGACCTAGCTCAGACCTTGTGGTTACTGCTACAGAAATTAAAGGTAAAACTGCAAACACTCTAGATGTTGGTACAAGTGGTGTTCCTTTTAAAAATGGTTTCTTTGATGGTACTCTTAACACAGATATCCTTAGTGTTGATGAAACGTCTACCTTCACAGGTGAGGCCACATTTAATGGCGGCTTAAATGGTACACTAACAGGTGATCTTGTTGGTGATGTATACTCTACAGACGGTACAAGTAAAGTTCTTGAGTCTGGCACAGATGGTACAAATGCTACCTTTACTGGTGATGTCACAGGTGATCTAATAGGTGATATTAAAAACTCTGACCTAACAACTATATTTGACTCAGGCTCAGATGCTAGTTTAGCTACATATTATGGTACATTAATAAATTCAAACAGCACGGTTATTCTTACACCTGGTTCTGATGCCGTGACAGCACAGTTTGAGGGTAATGCTAATACAGCAGATGCTTGGTCTTCATCACGTACTGTAACGTTTGGTGGTACTGACGGTAATGGTGACCCAATTGGTGATGTTACAGGATCATTTACTATAGATGGTAGTGGAAACGTTTCAGACGTAGAGTTGACTGTTCAAAGTACTAGTGTCCCTGCAGGCTCTGTTTCCCTAGGTACAGATACAAGTGGTGACTATGTAGAAAGTGTATCGCAAGGAACAGGGATTACTATATCTGACTCTTCTGGGGTTAGTGATGATGGTGCAATCCTAACAATTTCTATTCCACAAGCTATAGAAACAACAGATAATGTTACTTTTAATTCCGTTACAGGCGATCATAGAGGTGATGTATATACAAGCAACGGCGCTACTAAAATAGTTGATACTGTAAATGCTCGTTTTAATGGTACTGTTTCTTCTTTATCTAACCTCACTACTGATAACCTTATTGACACCAACGCTACAAATAAATATTTTACAGATGCACGAGCAAGGGCTGCATTTAGTGCAGGGACAGGTATTAGCTATAACTCCACTACAGGGGAGATATCAGCTACAGCAACTGCCCCAGCCGATGCTACAACAACTACTAAAGGTATAGCCTCTTTTAATAGTATTGATTTTAGTGTTTCATCAGGTGCCGTATCATTAAATGATGAATCCATACAAGATATTATTGGCTCTATGGTGTTTGGTAACACTGAAACAAATATTTCTGTTTCATATAATGATGCTACAGCTAAATTAAATTTTACTGTACCAGATTTTATACAATATGGTGATCTTTCAGTAGGAACAGACACGGCTAGTGGTGGCGGCTCTCTGACTTATAACAACATTAATGGTATCTTCACCTATACCCCACCCACGGCGGCTGGCTTAGGTGCCTTAACGGCTCACCCAAACATCACTGCAGCTAATAGTGTAGATAATAGTGGTAACACTTTTATCCAAGACATCACTGTAGATGGCAACGGTCACGTAACGGGTATAACAAGCGCTGCAACGCCCTCTACTTTAAATGCTGTAGGTACTTATGCGTGGCTATCCAGAACAAGCACAGTAGCTCCGGGTTCTACCTATTCAAGTGGTTTGGCGTATGCAGGTATAAACGCTGGTGATTATAGTGATGCTAATAATGCCGCCATTATGACAGGTGCTTCATCTAGTCCTAGTGGAACTTGGAGATGTATGGGCAATCAGCATCGCACCCTCGTTAGTGATCACCCATACTCCGCTACATTGTTCCTAAAGATTCTTGCTTAAAGGAAATTTAAATTATGTCTACTATAATCACAGAATACCGTAACGCCGTTTCCTATGCCGCCGATAACAGTCGAATGGATGTAGAGATTAACCATCCAGAACTAGGATGGGTACCTTACATGATGGATGCAAGTGTAACTGAACCTTCAGTTGACCATGCTGCCTTACGCTCTTTAATTGATACAGATTTCACACCTTATGTTGCACCAACGCAAGCAGAAATAGATGCAGAAACAGCGCAATCTGTGCGGAATGAAAGGAATCGTAGGCTAAGATCAGAAGTTGATCCTATCGTTACTAACCCGTTGCGCTGGGCAGACTTAACAACAGAAAAACAAACTGAATGGACTACATACAGAAC